CCTGTAAAAAGGGTCACAAGCTCCAAGGGTTCCCATAAAGAGAATCCAGAGTATCCCGACTGGATCCGGTTAGTGGTGATTTTCACCACCGCTGGTAGCCTGTGGATAGATTTCTATCCTCTGTTCGTGCGACATCTGAGAAATGGTGTCGTATGCCTTTACCACGAAGGTAGAGTGGACTTTTGATTTCAACATATGTTGATCTCCGAAGTACACTTCGATCGTTGGGATTGGAAGATATTCGCAGGGAAGAAGGTCTGGGATCTCACCGTCTGGTACTGTTTCAAGCATTGAGAGGGCTATCGCTAGCTTCTCTCCTGTCTTGTTTAACGCCCAGACGACGGGATGAACTTTTTGGGTCCACCCTTCGAGCCCAATTATGCGCTTGGTAACGTGTACTCCCCCCCTCTCAAATAGTGTTTCAATAGGTGTGGACCTATCGAATGCATTACAGAGAGAGTTCTGTTTGTCTCTGATTGATTCTATCCTCAATTTTCGGACTATTGTCCTTAATTGTAGACGAAGTGATTTCACGTCGTACATGGGAGAAAAAGGTGTTACCCTTGTGAAACAAGGGGCATCCAAATCCTCGTACGACTCAATCAAGAGAACATCCAGGAGCTCAAACCATCTACTTGAATGGTTTGGCGGGACCGAAATTGCCGACCACGGGAGATCATATGATCTTATTTTTGCCACCTTAATCAGATCTATCACCCCTAATAGGGTGTTAGACTGAGAAAGGAGGTTAAATTTAAGACCTGTGATCTCTTGACCGGAAATAGAAACTCGTTTCACGAATTCTACTCTAGTCAAATCGCCTATTGGTGTCAAGGACTTGTCGAGATTGATCGGAACTCCGATCTCCTCTATAAGCCTTTGATAACGTATGGCAACCCTTTCATTCCAGATCGCGATGTCATCCCCTAGGAGTGCATATTCAGAAAAGGTTTTAAAACCTTCCTGGAAAGCACACCATTGGATGAAGCAGTGGTGGGTAAGAGAGAAGGCTGCCCATGAGGATAATAATCCAAGTGGCTGTCCGGCTCCCCACCTTACACTGTCATCGTGATACTGGAAAGGTCGTTGGATCAAAACGTCTCTCCAAGCTTCTGCAATTTCTCTTCCAAATACTTTAGCCATTAAAATGGTCTGAAGTTGGACAGGGAATCTGTCAGTTGCCGATGAGAGATCGAAGCAGTACACACCTTTCCCTTGAGTTAATTTCGTAATTCTACGGAATTGATTCTCTTGGTCATAGGTGCCATCTGTCTCCATTTTACGTAGTTTACTCATGATTTTATCATGAATAGGCCGTAAAACGTTTTGAGTCCAATAGTCCCCAATAGCAATGGTTCTTGTCTTTCCGCCTCCCTCTTGAAGAAGAGCGAGTCGGCCAGTCAAGTAACCTTTGGGGGGTACTTGTAGACCCAGATCCTCTATCAAATCTACGATCCATTGGGAACCCAAGAGGGAACTCAATTTTCGAAGGTTTGACCAGAGTACTGGATCTATTATAACCCCACTTGCATCATAGTGTGAAGTTAAAATTGAAGGTCCATTTGGACCTTTAGTTAAACTTCCCATAATGGTGTCAGGTCTATTGGGTCTTATTATTCCGGTGGTGTTCCTAGCGAACCTTTCTGCGAAGGATTCAAATCCTTCAAGCAAAGAATTGCTTAGGATCGGACCAGGGGTCGTGATGACCTCTGGCTTCCAATCAACCGGCAATACCAGTTTCTCGTAACAACGAGTAACTGTTAAAGCCAGTTGTTTGTCCGCTTGTGAACCTTCGATTAGGTGTCTCAAAGGATATAATTCCTTTGGATACCCATCTTTGGTTTTACAGAACGGAATGATCGAAACAGGGAGGTGTAAACACTTTTCAGTTGCTACTTTGTGTAGTGACTTAAAGTATTTACATGCCTGTTTTCTTCCTTCATTTGATACTTTTGTATCAATGTCGTGAAGGTAACGGGACACCAAGACTCCTATGTCACATTTAGTAGATCGGCTACCACCTAACCAGACTCCTAGAGCCTGTGTAATGTGGATAGCTGTATCTATTCTATGTTTCATGGTTGTTTTGAAAGTGCTCTCCCCTTACGGGTGCCATATAAACCTCCCCATACAGAAATGTATGGTGAAACAAATAGACGAGCCTTGGAAG